GAACGACCAGCAGAAGCTACGGGTTGGACGGGTCTCGTAGATTCCGAACTATTTGCCCCAAACTTATGGGGAAACTCTTCTCTCATCCTTTTGTCGACTGCATTATAATACTCATCAGAGTTTGGATTCATACCATCCTCGTCAACTAGTTTTTTGTGTATACCAAAACTAGCATAAGTCATTGCCTCGTCTTTGCCAAACCATGGGTTTTTTTCTGCCCAAGCTTCGGCCTTAGGATCAATTTTCTTAGGAGGAACTTGAGGTTGTTCTTGTGTAACACTCTCTTCGTTATCCTCTTTAGAACTTTCTTTAGCTTCTTTTGTAGCTAAAAGCCGTTCATTGTCAATAGATAACTTTGCTAAAGCCTTTTGTGCTTCAACTTGTGCTTGAGAATCGTTTGATTCAATTGCTCTTTGCAAATCAGTTTCAGCCTTTTTTGTCTCTATTTCGGTTCTAGCTGCAAATTCTTGTATATAAGAATTATCTAAACTATTCTTCTGTGCTTTTAACTTTTTGTTTTCATCTGCGACACGTTTTGCATATTGAAAAGAAGCTTGTTCTCTTCTCTCTGCCTCACGTAATTTACCCGTGAGTTTATTTATTCTAGATTTTACTTTATCACTATAGTCCTCTAGCTCTTCACCTTCTGAGCCTTCAGTAACTACTTGTGGTTGAGTATCATCCTTTACTTCAGTTTTAGTGTCCTCTTTTAAATCGACATCGACTGAGTCACCTTCAGTGGGGACATTGACAACAGCTTCATCTGTTGCTGTGTTTATTTGCTGTTCAGGCATGGTTCCTCCATGTTGTTAATATATATGCAAGATATCCTCTGGATTCTTGATTGTTGCTATAATTTCATCATCATTTAAAATACGTATCTCTCCACCCTCTATATTAAGTCTTGAGCCTGCGTATCTACCAAAGATGACCCAGTCTTTCTCTTTACACCACGGACCTTCCGGGAATCTTGTTTTATCATTATATGCATCAGGTCCAACTGCTAACACGTATCCACACGTTGTGCTGACTGATTGCATTTCTACTGTTTGATCTGCTAATATTATACCACCTTTTGTTTTACCTGTGCCTTTATAAGGCAAGATAACTATTCTCCAACCAGTTGGTTTAGGTAATCTCTCAGTTAATTTTTTAGGAATATTTTTAGGATCTATATCCTCTACTTGATCTTCTGTAACTTTTCCAAAGTTTAAAACTTTGTCTGGTATTGATTTACTCAACTTGTATTCTCCTTTTTTGCAAGAACTCTTTAAATTCTTGTTCTACGTTTTCAAGGCTTTTTAATTGGCCCATCATGTATTTATAATTAGTATAGTCTGTAGCACCTTCTGTCAACACAACATCCTGCACTACTTTTCTATTATTCTTAATTATTCTATTTAATTCTTCTATTAATTCTATTGGATCCATTCATTATTTCTTTTTAATTAATCCCATTGCTCCTTTTGCTCCCTTAATTCCAAAACTAGCTGAACAAGCAATGTATAAGAGATGTTTATAATAATCTGGGAGAGATTGCAAAGCAATAAATCCAGCATGAACATGTTCTGTCATTCCAGGAAAAAATACTAAAACCGCAGGCCCCAAAAGGCAAATTAAAATTAGCTCGTCTTTCCAGCTGCCTTTCATTTGATCAACAGCCGAAGCCTCCCACGCAACTTCTCCTGCAATTTGTTTTTCTTTAAGCACTTTAGTAGCTTTAATTTCAGTAAGCTTTAAATCAGCTTTAGCTTTTTTTGTCTCTACGAAGCCTTTGACGGAGTCAGTTACGACTCCGAGCAAGGGCTTAGCTAGTAGTTGCCACATTTTAGATTGAACCTAAGATAGCTAAAACAACCACACATAAAATACCAGCTTTAATCCAGTCTTTCATGTTCCAGTCATTCCATTCTTTGACCCACTCTATTACATCCTTAATTAGTTTCATGTTATCCTCCTTAAGAAATTTTTACGGTGCCTTTATAATTTTTATGTCCTTTGACAGGTAATTCAAGAGTTTGTCCTGCTTTAGGAGTAGCAATTTCTGTGGGCATTTTAATTACCTCATCTGCTTTTGCTAAAACTTCTCCACCCATTGAGTAACCCATCATTCCGCCACCCATCATTTTTTTATTAGGGTCCATCATCATTCCGCCACCCATCATTTTTTTGGGCATGCCACCTTTTTTCATGAAGCCCATTTTTTTTGTAACATCTGGTCTTTTCTTTTTTAAAGCTGCAAGACCAGGCTGTTTTTCTGCGTCTATTTTTTTCATTATTATCTCCTTAATGTATTGTGCGCTTACTGTCACCAAAGCTGAGTCTCATAACTTCAAGTAAAAGACTTGTAGCTATTTCTTCACCTAGAGCTTCAGTATACAGTATTTTTGATGCATTTAAAAATGCATTTGCAATAAATATTGTATCTTCTTCTGTCTCTGCATGATCTTTAGCAATTTTAGTAGCTTCTTTCAATACTTTTTCCGTTAAACGTGCCACCTTATTATGATCCATAGTCATTAACAATTCCATTTCCTAAGTGATTTATTTATCCTACTATTTGGATCTTTAGCTGTTTTTGCTGAGGTTAATTTCTTTTTCATGCCTTCCATTCTAGCACAAAATGATTTACGTCTATTTGATGCTTTTGAACCTTTTTTTAATTTTGATGGCTTAGTTGTTACTGCTGTTTTTAATTTAGAGCCAGGATTGGCAGCTCTATAGGAAGCCACTCCTTTTTTATTTAAACCACCTGATTTACTTTTACCCTCTTTACGTTGCCATGCTGGAGTTTTTGCCATTATCTATTAGCTATGCCATAGCCACGTATAGCTAGCCCTCCTGATGCCAATGTTGCAGCTCTATTGGGTTTTTTATCTGCTCTTCTACCTCCAGACTCGGCCTTATTTTTTCTAGCTACTGCTGTCTTCTTTTGGCCTTTGGACATACCAGCTGCTTTTGCTGCAGGCACACACTTTGGATAATTTGCTCTTTTTTCTCCTCCAGATCTACCACATTTAGGATATGATCCATCAGATTTTTTATTGGCTATGTCTACCCAATTTTCTTTTACCCAAGCTCTAAGTCCTTTTTTTGCCATGCTTTTTCCCACCTATTACTGATTTTAAAGTCTTAGCTTGACCAGCGTGTGATTTAGATGCTTTGTTTAATGCTTTAATAACTTTTTTAATTTTATTTTTACGCATATGTAGTTTCTTTTCTTTTTGATTCCATAACAGCTCCACAACCTCTAGCTACTCCACCATTATTCATGTGAGATACTTTTTTTCTAGCTTGAGATAGTTTATTACCATTACCAATCATTCCACCATTAGCTTTTTTGTTTTTTTTGCCACCTGGCTTTATTTTACCACTACAAACTGCACTAGCATACATATTTGCATATGCTGACGGATAGACATCAAATTTCCGCTTAGCTGCGGCTTTCCCTTTTGGACATAATTTACCCATTTTTACTTTTCCTTACTAGGTTTCCACCCTGTTTTACGTAACGTACCATATACATAAGCATTTTTTGCTTTTTTTGACAAGTTTTTCTTATTTGCTCGTCTTTTTAGCTTAGCTTCTAGTTTTTTTGGCACCTCTGTCCTTGTCTGCCTTATCTAAGGCAACATTTGCACGTAATTGTGCAATATCTTCTTGACTTTCTATCTTTTCTTTAGCCAATTTGTCAGTTTGCTCTAATTTTTTTTCATCTAAGGCTTGTTTTTCACCTGCTACTACTGCTTTTAGCTCTAAATCGTCTTTTCTTAGGTTAATTTCTTGTTGTTTTAGATCAACTAAAGGATCAGAACTAGCTGTATCCATCATTTCTTGTTCTTCAGACACCATTTGTTCTATAATTTCTGCAATTCTAATCGCAACACCACTCTCTGTGCGTTGTTCTAACGCTTGTTGCTGTTCTGGAGTAATTTGTCCGCCTGTTTCTTGCATAATTTTTGTTATTTCTGGCTCTAATTCTTGTTGTACTATTGCTCTTGCCATAAATCCAACATGTTCTGTTATGTGTGCTTGTAAAATTGTCATTGTTGCAGGGTTAGTTTTAACTAATTCTGATGACATAAACGCTCTATGTGCACGAATGTGTGCTGAATGATCTTGTTCTGGAAAAGGTATTGGTGGCATACCATTTAAAGTTCCTGCATTCTCTATAGCTGGATCTTGTGCCTGTGGTTCAGCAGGTTGTGGTAGTAATTTTTCAATATTTTGTACACCTAAAGCTGCATACATTCTCATGTAAGCTTCTCTTAAATCATGTAACTCTGGATTTGCTTGAGCTAATTGTAATTGAGATTGTGCTAAAGTAACACGCTGTGCCATAGAAAAAATGTTTGGATCTGATACAGGTATAACATCCACACGATCATCAAAGTCAGTTTGTTTAATTGTTTGTTCTCCACCAGCAACCATGTAAGGATAATTAGCTGGTAAATATTCGGAGAAGACTTTTGCTAATAATTTAAATTCTGTTTTTTGTGCATAGTGTAATCTTTTGTGAATAGCTGACATAACTTTCATGCCACGCTCTAATATAGCCATTGTGGTTCCAACTGGCTGTTGTTGACTACCAGCATTTTCACCCATCATCATATCTGCTACACCTGCAAATCTTCTACCTGCATCAACGACAAATCCTAATAAACTAAATAATGTGCCACTAGGTTCTTTGTAAGGTAAAGGCATTAATGACTCTCGTAGATTTCCACCAGGTGCATCAACATCTCTCCACTCGCCAGGATTTATTGATTCATCGTCATCCCTTATTCTAAGACCTCTAGCTTTAAAACCTGCTGGTAAATTAGATAAAGTACCTGCATCAATTAATTGACGTAAAGCTGCTGTTGCAGTTCTTGACAATCCACCTAACATATGAATTAAACCAAAACCGTAAAATCCTAAGCCAGGTAAAAACTTAAAGTGTGTAAAGTATTCTTTTTTCTTTCTAAGAGGATCACCTTGATTCCAATTACGATAGATAGATAAAATTTCTCCTGAGTCTTCATCTAAAGTTACAATGTAAGGAACCATAATTCCTGTCTTTTCATTGTTAGCACCCATGTCTTCAAAACCAGGTAAATCTAAATCTACATGCATTTCTAAAAGATTGTGCTCATCTTCTGTAAAAGAAACTTGTTCAATACCAGAAAGCTCATCTTGTTTTTCTTTAATATCTGAGGTATCTACTCTACCTCCTGATAAATCAATATCTCTATAAAAACCTGAAACTTGATTTTTTCTTAAATCATTGTGTTTCATTTTTACAACATGTGTAATTCTACTACATGATTCTAAGTCTGTAATAAAATAAGGAACTACTAAATCTTCTGCTGGTATAAATTTAGAAACAGCCCTCTCTAATGTTGAGTCATAATAAACTTTTTTAAATGCAGATCCTGCTAAAGGTAAATGAAATAATAATTGATCTAGTTCTGGATCAAACTCACCCATCTCACAGGTAATTTGATAATTCATAAATTCTTTAATTCTCTCTGCTTGTTGTTCGACCTCTGCTGTAGGCACACCAATAATTTCTGTTCTAACTGGTCCACCAGGTGGTAATAATTCTTTGTATGCTTGTGCTTGAAATTGTGTAACTGCTTCTGCTAATAAAGGATGTGTAACACCTGCTGCTCCTGCAAAAGGTTTTGATCTTTCTTCGTATTTGAATCCTAATAAATCTAATCCATCTTTATAAGTTTTCTCCCAATCAGATCTAGAGTTTTTGTCATCTTCAAAATTTTTTTGTAAATCGGAAGATAATTTTTCTAATAAATCATCGTCCATAAATTCTGCTAAATTTGCAAAATAATCTCCTTCAGAAACTTTTTGTTGTGGATCGTAATCTAATGTTACGCCACCATCAGCTTCTTCAACTATTTCAATACCTGGAGATGTATTTTCAGGTTGTGGTAACTGTATTTCTTCTCCTATCTCCTCAACTTTAAACTCATTGTTTGCATTTGGAGATATGTCTACTGCTGTGTTTTGTATTCGTTTTTCTACCATCTACTGGCTCCTATAGGGGATAGAACCCTCTTAAGTGGCACTATCGGTGTGTATAATATACTTTTTTTCACAAGACCACCATCATTAAAATATGCTTTATATGGTAATAACATATCAGGTGTCAATTCAATCATAAAAGTATCAACTGCTGATCCTGCATTCCCAAAATCAACTTTGCCTATCTCTACTTTTGAACTTTTGTTTTGTGCTATCCTGTTTAAAGTTTCTTCTACATTACTTGTAAAATGTGCACCCGTGTGATCATTTAAGTTAGGGCCTCCGTATTGCATATCATAAGCAACCATTTGCCCTCTTCTATCAACATTATCTGGAGCTAGCTCTATACCTTGACCACCTCTATAAGCTTTTACAGCTTTAGCTGGTGCAACTGCATAATATGCAGGAGCCTCATTATTTACTATTAATTTACCGGATTCATCAAAACTAAACCTGTTTTTAGCTGCATTATAAACATCATTTTTTATAATAGCGTCTACCCAATCTTTTTGATCTTTTAAAGGTATATTAGGAAATAATTCTCTAGCATCAATATTATCAATAGTAGAATTAATTGTAGCTAGTGCTTTGTCTCTAACTTTTGATGCTTCACCTAACTCTATGAAACTTTGTTTCGTTAAGTCATCAATTTCCATTTCAGATATTCGTTGGAATATCTCATCACTTTTTATTAATTCATCTAATGATTTTTTTAACTGCGCATAAGTTGCTGGCATAGGTCTAAAAATATTGTCTAATTTTTTGTAAAGTTGTTCTATCTGTTGATTTCCATATGTGAATGGTCCTCGATCTTGTACAAGAGTTCTTATATCTTTTTTAATTTTAGATTTTAGTGTAGCTGCTTTTTGTAAAAAGTCTGACTGTATCTCATCTGCTACGTTTACAATAATGGGTTTATTATTTAAAGTTGCAACACGATTACTGTTTAACGACCACCCGACAACATAAGGTTCGCCTTCTAACTTATTACCTTGCACAGAAAAGTCATCACTGTCTGTTACTTGACGCATTTCTCTATGACCTTCGTAACTTCTTATTTCACGTGGAAGAGATCCTATGTCACCTCGTATGTCTTTTGAGTCTAACCACAGCACTCTTTCCACTCTTGAACCATTAATAGTTCCATCTTGTCTACCTGTGTTACCATATTTCAAGTTACCAGAGGCATCACTATAACTTACAGTTTGTAAATAATTTGTTGGAGAAGTGTCTGATAATTCTTTTATCTCAGCAAAAGTAATAGATTCATCATTTGTAAATTTGTTTGTTTCTCTATTAAAACCACCTTTTTTATTTAGATAAGTTCTTATGTATGAATCATACAACTCACCCTCTCTAACTTTGTTAGATCTAAACCAATCATGCCATTCCTTTGCTGACATACTGACACTATCAGCAGGAACAGTATTTCCTTTAATAGTAATGTTACCTGATGGTGTATTTATAACTCTATCTAAATCACTGTAGAATAGTTTATTATTTCCTGTACCAATAGCATTATTAACTGTTACTGTGGGAACTAACGCTGTGCTTGTTTCTTTTTTCTTTTTAACTTTTACAGGTATTTCTATTTCTTCAACCTTAAATTCTTTACCTTCTAGATCTCCAAGTCTTAATGCTTTCTGTTGAGCATCATCCATACTTTTACTTTGAAATACTTTTCTGCCATTTTCATCTAAAATATTATATCGTTTTTCTAAAGTAGGAGCGATAACATCTGATGTTATTTGTTTTACTCCAGTATCTACTTGTTTAACTGCTGTTGGTGCATCTCCAACTAAATTAAATAT